CGGGAGGAATTCCTCGCCGCGCTCTCCGGCACCTCCAACATCGCCGCGGCGCTGCGCCGGGTCGGGATGTGCCGCAGCGGGCTCGACAAGTTGCGCCAGCGCGACGCGGCCTTCCGCGCCGGCATGCGCGCGGCGATCCGCAGCGCCTACCAGCCGCTCGAGCTGTTCGTGCTGGAGCGGCTGATGAACGGGACGGTGAAGACGGTGACCCGCGCCGACGGATCGGTCGAGACGGTGCACGAATTCCCGCTGCACCTCGCGATCCAGCTGCTGCGGCTGCACAAGGACACGGCGGAGGCCGGGGAGACCGTGCATCCGCCCGCCGACATCGAGGCGGTGCGCGCGCGGCTGCTGCGCAAGCTCGAGGGGGTGCGGCGCCGGCTCGACCGCGAGGAAAGCGGGCGGCCGGAGGAGGACGGGCAGTGATGCGCTCGCCCTTCACCCGCGACGACGTCCACCGGCTGGCGCGGCTGCGGGTCGAGGAGCAGGAGCGGCTGATCGCGATGATGGCGCCCGAGGAGCTGCTCGCATGGGACGCCGCCTGGGAAGCCTGGGCGCGGGACTCGCAGCGGCCGCCGCCCGGCGAAGGCTGGCGCACCTGGCTGATGCTGGCGGGGCGCGGCTTCGGCAAGACCCGGGCGGGGGCGGAATGGGTGAACGCGCTGGCGACCCGGCCGGGGCGGCCGGTGCGGATCGCGCTGGTCGGCGCGACTGAGGCGGAAGTGCGGGCGGTGATGATCGAGGGGGAAAGCGGGCTGCTCGCGGTGGCGCGGCACGGCGCGCGGCCGGTGTTCGAGCCGAGCCTGGGACGGCTGAGCTGGCCCGGCGGCAGCCGCGCCTTCGTCTATTCGGGGGAGAATCCGGACGGGCTGCGCGGCCCCGCCCACCATTTCGCCTGGTGCGACGAGCTCGCCAAATGGGCGCGGCCGCAGGAATGCTGGGACAATCTGCAGATGACCTTGCGCGCCGGCGAGCGGCCGCGGGCGCTGGTGACGACGACGCCGCGGCCGCTGAAGCTGCTCAAGCGGATCGCGGCCGAGCCGTGGACGGTGCAGACCGGCGGACGGACCGGCGAAAACGACGCGCTGCCGGAGGAGTTCGTGCGGGTGATGGCGGCGACCTACGGCGGCACCCGGCTCGGGCGGCAGGAGCTGGACGGGATGCTCGTCGAGGATGTCGAGGGCAGCCTGTGGCCGCGGGACATGATCGAGAGCGCGCGGCAAAGTGGTACTTTGCCGCGGGATTTTGGCCGCGTGGTGGTGGGGGTGGACCCGCCGGCGTCGGTGGGGGGCGATGCGTGCGGGATCGTCGTGTGCGCGGTGGACGGGGAGGGGACGGGCTGGGTGCTCGACGACGCCAGCGTGGCGGGGTTGCGGCCGGAAGGCTGGGCGGCGGCGGTCGCGCGGGCGGCGGGGCGCTGGGGGGCGGACCGGGTGATCGCCGAGGCGAACCAGGGCGGAGCGATGGTGGAGAGCGTGCTGCGTTCGGCGGAGGTCGACCTGCCGGTCCGCCTGGTCCACGCCAGCCGCGGCAAGTGCGCGCGCGCCGAGCCGGTCGCGACCCTGTTCGAGCGCGGCCGGGTGAAGCTCGCGGGGGCGTTTCCGGAGCTGGAGGACGAGCTGGCCGGACTGACCATCGGCGGGGGCTATGAGGGGCCGGGGCGCTCGCCCGACCGGGCGGACGCGATGGTGTGGGCCTTGAGCGAGCTGATGCTGGGAAAGGCGAGGGCGGAGCCGCGGATCAGGTTCTTGTGAGTGCGGATCGAAGCGGGGCTTCGATCCGGGGGGCGTTTGCGGTCCGGTTTGTTCTCAGAGGCCGTACCCCCTCACCCCCGACCCATGAGGTGCCTGGCTCCGTCCCCCGGACGGAGCCCTGGCGGCACCTCATCCCCAGGGAGAGGGGAGAGTGAGGCGCGGCATTGTCGCTTCGTCCCCTCTCCCCCGGGAGAGGGGTAGGGGTGAGGGGATGCGGCGTTGGTGGGTTCGTTTGGCGCTGCGACGCGATGGCCTGGGCTTTGGGCGAGCTGATGCTGGGCAAGCGCAGGGCGCAGCCGCGGATCAGGTTCTTGTATGCGGATCGAAGCGGGGCTTCGATCCGGGGGGGGCTCGGGTCCGATCGGCCGCGTCAGCGCGTCGTCTCAGACGAAGCCGACCATCGCAATGGCGGCGAGGGAAGCGACCAGGAGGGCGATGGTGGCCCAATAGCCGAACGGCCGGTCGATGCGCGTGCAGGGGCCGGCCAGGCTGTGGATCCTGCCGTAGCGGAGCGCCCGCAGGATCATCGTCAGGATCAGGGCGCCGAAGACGAACGGCGGTGCGAAATGGCGGCCGGCGGCTGGGGAGAGGATTGCCGCAATCGAAAAGCCGACCAGCATGACGAGGATCATCGCGACCTCGAACTTAAAATCGGCGGGTGCCTGGGAGCGGAGGACCGGGGCGCCTTGCCGCCGAAGCTCGCCCGTCCGGATGGCGCGGGCGAGATCGAGACAGCCGATCAGCACGCCCGCACCGAGGACAAGGGCCAAATAATGGTCGAACGTCATCGGTCGCACCCACCGGCGGTTGAGCCGGCATGGTGGCGCGTAGCGGGGCCCACAGCAAGCGGGATCGGAATTCGTCGGGCGGCGGAGCGGGAGAGAGATGTGGCGGGCGTAGAGGGCACGGTGGTCCCTCCCTCGTGGGGGTGACGCGCCGCTAGGCTCCGTCGGGGGGACGGAGGCAGGCGCCTCATAGGTAGGAGGGGAGGTTGTGCGGTGCTTCCCCCTCTCCCTGGGGATGAGGTGCCGCTACGGCTTCGTCCGGGGGACGAAGCCAGGCCTGCTCGTTTGGTAGGTCGAGGCTTTTCCGGAGGCGCCGTGACCCCTCACCCCCGACCCCTCCCCCAGGGGGAGGGGAGAGGAGGGGCGCCGTCTTCCCCTCTCCCTGGGGAGAGGGGTAGGGGTGAGGGGGTTCGGCGGTGGGAGGTCTTGCACTGGCCGCCGGAAGCGCTGCTCGTTTGGTAGGTCGCTGGCTTTCCGGAGGCGCCGTGACCCCTCACCCCCGACCCCTCCCCCCCGGGGGAGGGGAGTTTGGGGCGGCTCTCCCGCTCTCGGGATGGAGAGCGTGAGGGGTGAGAGGCTTCAGCTGTTGCGGGCGATGCGGAGGGTCTCGGCGATGGCTTCGAGGACCGCCTCGGTGTCCTGGAGGACGTCGTGGTTCCAGAAGCGGAGGATCTTCCAGCCCGCGGCTTCGAGGGCGGCGGTGCGGGCGGGGTCGGTGGGGCTGTCGGAATGCTGGCTGCCGTCGAGCTCGACGATGAGCCGCGCTTCCTCGCAGGCGAAGTCGGCGACGTGGGCGCCGACCGGGTGCTGGAAGCGGAATTTGAAACCGAGGAGGCGGCGGCCGCGCAGGTGGTACCAGAGGCGTTCCTCCGCCTCGGTGCGCGCGCGGCGGAGCTTGCGGGCGACTGGGGTGAGGCGTTTCTCGGGCATGGAACGGGTTCGAGCTTAACTCCCTTCTCCCCGGGGGAGAAGGATTGGGGATGAGGGGATCGGGCGCCGGGGATTCTCCTCTGACGCCGTGACCCCTCACCCCTACCCATGAGGTGCCTGGCTTCGTCCCCCGGACGAAGCCGTAGCGGCACCTCATCCCCAGGGAGAGGGGAGTTTGCGGCCCTCTCCGCCGAGGAGAGGGGAGATCAGCGGAGGTTTAACATGAAATTGTGGTTCGGTCGGAAGGCCGGGCGGGGTGCCGCTCGGCCTTTGTTGTTTCGGGCGTGGGCGGGGGCGCCTGCGGTGGGGGATTGGCCGCGCAGCTACGAGGCGCAGGTGCGGGAGGCCTATCTCGGCAATCCGGTGGCGCAGCGGGCGGTGAGGCTGGTGGCGGAGAGCGTGGCGTGGTGCCCGGTCTATTCGGACGAAAGTGGTACTTTCGTCCGGAGAGAGGAGAGGGGCCGCGACGCTCGGGTGACTGGGCCCCGGCCTTCGCCGGGGAGCAGAGCGGTTTCGCTCATCGCGCCGCCATTACTCGAGACGGTGGCGGGGCAGTTGCTGCTGCACGGCAATGCCTATGTGCAGATCCTGGTCGATGCGGAGGGGGCGCCGGCGGAGCTGTTCGCGCTCTGGCCGGAGCGGGTCACGGTCGAGGCGGGGGCGGGCGGGTGGCCTGCCGCCTACGTCTACAAGGCCGGCGAGGCGAAGACGCGGCTGCCGGCGCGGGACGGGCTCGGGCGGCCGAGCCTGGTGCACCTCAAAGCCATGCATCCGCTCGACGACCATTATGGGCTGGGATGCCTCGGCGCGGCGGCGGGGGCGGTGGCGATCCACAATGCGGCGACGCGGTGGAACAAGGCTCTGCTCGACAATGCGGCGCGGCCTTCGGGGGCCCTCGTCTATGCGCCCGAGGACGGCGGGGCGCTGGCGGCGGACCAATATGAGAGGCTGCGGCGCGAGCTCGACGAGCAGTTTGCCGGGACCGCCAATGCCGGGCGGCCGATGCTGCTCGAGGGCGGGTTGAAGTGGGAGGCTCTGAGCCTGACGCCGGCGGAGATGGACTTCGTCGGGTTGAAGGCCGCGGCGGCGCGGGAGATCGCATTGGCCTTCGGGGTGCCGCCGATGCTGCTCGGGCTGCCCGGGGATTCGACCTACGCCAATTACCGCGAGGCCAACCGGGCGCTGTGGCGGCTGACCGTGCTGCCGGTGGCGGAGAAGATCCTCGGCGGGATTTCGGCGGCCCTGGCGGCGTGGTGGCCGGGAGTGCGGCTCGCGGTCGACGTCGACCAGGTGACGGCGCTGGCCGAGGACCGGGAGCGGCTGTGGGCGCAGGTGAGCGCGGCCGGGTTCCTGAGCGATGCGGAGAAGAGGGAGATGCTGGGCTTCGCCCGGCGGGAGGAGGAGGAACGATGACGGATGAGCGTACGTCGATGCTGGCGCTGCTGTGCGCGCAGGCGGAGGGGAAGGGGGCGGACATGGTGACGTTGCGCGCCCTCATCGAGGAGGCGAGCGAGCTCGGCGCGGAACGGGCGCTCGGCGCCCTTGGCCTTCGGGACGACAAGGCGCGGCGGGACATGGATGAGCTGAGGGAACTGCTCCAGGCCTGGCGCGACGCGAAGAAGGGCGCGTGGGCGGCTGTGGCGGCGTGGGGGGTACGGATCGTGCTCGCGCTGCTGGTGCTGGGGATGAGCGTCAGGCTCGGGCTGCTGGAGATGTTCAAATGATGCCGGGGCGCGGGGAGGAGGGTGAAATGAGGTTCGCGGGCTATGCGGCGATCTTCGGACGGCCCGACCGGGGCGGCGACGTGGTCCTCGCCGGGGCGTTCGAGCGGAGCCTGAGAAACCGCGCGGTAACAGTGCGGCTGCTGTGGCAGCATGACGCCGGCCGGCCGGTCGGGCGGATCGAATATCTGAAGGAGGATCGGCGGG